GCCCCTGCCCAGGAAGTTTACGAGCTTGTCTTTGGGTAGCAGTCCAGTCACGAAGCCAGTAGCGATTGGTCTGAATGTGTATGTGTCAGCATCTAGCCACAGAACATAATCTGTATCTATTGTTTTGATCGCGTGATCCACTGCAAAGGTCTTGTGTGCAAACCTAACAGCGTCCCATAGGTAAGAACCCTTGCCCTTGTCGTTTTTGCCTGCGTTGGGATCTCGCCTCACACCGCCTGGTATTTCGTCCACTTCGCCGTTGGCCACAGGATCGTCCTTGTGTCTCTGTTTGAATTTTACCAATTCAGGATTGGCATCTTCAATGTTTATGAATTTGATCTTTGGATGTTCTAGGGTTGGTTCCTCACCTTCGTGATATGCATACAGGGTAACATCGTTAGGCCAGAATTGAATGTGGCTCTCCAACATCCTTTTAGCATAGGCTGTCCATCTATTTGGTGGGAAGGTCGTAACAACAGACAATGATGTCATTATAAGCCCAGCCTCTGTTTGAATCTTTTGTACACTGTTCCATCCCTTATCTCTTGTATACTCCATAACTTGTAACCTAGGTCATTCACCCACTGTGTCCTGTCAGGTGTCTTTGGAGTTTCTATATCGTTGAGATCCTTGTTACACACGTCCCAACAAAGTGCTAGGTCTGATGTGCAGAACGTTGGTATACCCCGTATGCAACTGTCAACACTGGCAGTGGAGTTGTGTGTTACCACGGCATGTGCATTCGCAATCGCTTCTTGGAAATGGAATCTGTAAAATTTCTTTTCATCTCCCGCGAAGTGTTGCTGTGTATATTGCAGTTCCACGTCCTCTGGAAAATCATCCTTTCGTGCGACAATGGATGCGACATGATTTGGATGCGGACGGACTATGAATTTTCTACCCGTGGCAGGTCTTAATCTTTCGTAAACTTTGTTGAACCACTCTATGGGATCTAACTCGTTCATGCTCCAGTTGTCCTTGGGTTGCAGTACAAATATTATAGGATCGTCTTGGTTAGACTTACGCCATGGTTCGTACTTAACCTTGAATTTCTTCACCATCATGTCCCAACGATCGCTTGGACTGTTGTCAGATAGAAAGTCACCGTCGTTCATTGGTGTGTACAAAGACACCCTGAAATGATGATCAGGTGATGTTGACACGTTACCAAAACTAGATAGTAGTCCCCCGTCAAATGTTATCAATGGAATCTTTTTGTCTCTGCAATTATTAGCAAGTTCCCTACGTCTGCCTTTGGTGTGATGCATCTGCTTGTCACCGCCATATCCAAACATGGCCGCCATGGGTGCAGTAGGAGTCATCTCACCTTCCACGGTTGGGCCGGACCTGTTCTCATTGACTATGACCGCTTCATCGCCAGCGGCCTCTATGCCTTCTTTGAGATGGTAAAGCAACTCGTAACTGTTGCCACGTTTACGGTCTTTTACCGTCCTTCTGAATATCTCAACTTTCATTCAACATCCTCCATGCTGTTCCGTTGGCCATTTCTTGTAGTGTCCAGTTATTATACGCTAGACTTGAGAATAATGCAATCCTGTCTCCGTATTTAGGTGTTTCTATCTTGCTGAAATCCGTCTCAGATATGGGAGCGGCCGCACTGTTGTTAGCATCACAGAACACAGGGACACCATTTGTGAGGCTGGCCACTATGGTGTTTGAGTTGTAGGTCACTGTCGCATGATAGTCGCTCCAGTTTATATTGCCCTTGTGGACAGTAGGCCTATCAACCTTTACAGTGGCACCCACGTGATCGATTTCGATTGTTGGGTTGTAAGGTTTTTCCCTTACGTCTATTTGTCTATCGGTGTGCTGTCTAAGAATTTTCAGTGTGTTGTCTACCCAGTCAGTTGCATCAAAGAAGTTCGCTATTGCGTTTGTTGGCGGCAGGACAAGAATTTTCTTGCCCTTGTTCCAAGGTCTGATGTCTTGTTTGAAATTTTTTTCATACCTGTCTGCAGGCCTCTGTTGAAGTATGTTCTGGCAGTGATTGTTCTTGGTTATACGTAACCAGTGTGGACTGTCATGAGCATTGGTGAAGTACCCGTGATCCATGAAATAGAAATCTCTGTTCTCCCTCTCACACCATTTGTACACTTCACCAGAACCTGCCAGTATGCCGTACATAGTAAGATTCTCCCCAGGTAATGATTTCAAATCTCTAAACTGGTATATCCTGCCCTGACCGGATCCACGAACGAAAGCATCTACATAACGTTGTGTTCGCGGTTTGGTTGTGTGTATGCCTGACAACATCATCTTCTGTTTTCCTTGACCTCAAACATTTTACGTCCGGCCGCCCTGTTGAATTCTGCAATTATGTTCACACTCCTCCTATGTAATACGGCATCTCTCCTAGCCGATACACTATGTACGCATCTTGTTGAATTGTTACAGAACACGACTAGTGTGTTTGCTTTGTAGGGGATCGTCTTCACAATTCTGCCCGCCTTCTCTTTTACTTCCCTACCTCCGTTTTTATTCACTTCTGAAATGGTATCATGTGTTTCGTGTATCTGGAATTCTCCACCTGTGCTTCGATCCTCTTTGTATGGCATGTAAAGTAAGGCCGCGTATATCTCTCTGGGGTTGTCTATGTGTGCAGTCCTTGAACTATAGTCTATGGGCTTGTGCATCACTGTCTGACAGTCTGTTCCTATCTTGTCATGGCCTGTGTCCCAACCTCTTGGACTTAATGTTAGGTCTTCTATGTGGGGGACCAAATCGCTAAACACTTCGGTCATTTGTTTGTAAAATTCCACTGATGTGTGATACTCAGTGAATTCCTTCCATAGATTGGAAACTTTTCCTGGCTTCAACATCTCATCTGCTTTCAGCCTGTAACATATGCCTGAATCAAATGGTTCTGTAGACAGTAGTTGTTCCGCGGGCCATTCCTTCTCAAGTTGTTCGTATATTTCTTGAGGTAGTGCGTCCTCGATTACGAAATGTGGATAAGGCTCTAGTACAAGTTCAGGTTTCTTTTGTAACACTGATAGGTTCATTCTAGATGCTCCATTATGTCAGGAATGTTAATTTTAAAATTGATCATGTCACTAAATCTTTTAACTCCTTGCAATTTATTTCCTTTGTCTCGAGGTATCTCTACAACATCAGCCAAGTAAAGTTTATGATCTAGATCTAGATTGTGCGCCAACAACGGATATACTTTTTTATGTAACATGTCTCTAGATTGTATCTCTATTATTTTTGTTCCTGGTTGGCACCATAATAGATTTGTCATGCCTGCACCATGGGCCGCTAAAACATGTGACGCTTCTGCAAAAGTTTTCATCTGCTCCTGTATCGATAGATTTTCTAGTACCACAGTCTCCCACCCTTTCAATTTTAGTAGCAATTCATCTGAGTTAATCATTCTTCTAGTCTTAGCACCCGGCCTCAAAACAACTATTTTCCTGTGTGGTTTTACCTCTTTTAAATTTTTTAATCCTTTGAAATGTCGTAACCACGGTGCGAGAGGAGGCACGATTATGCCATCTTTAGAATTACTCATACTGGGCACAAGAAGATGTCTAAATTGCCAAGTCTCACCTTTAGGCATCACCACAATTTTTACATCAGGAAAAAGTGCCTTGCAAACTTTTTTAAAATAAGGACTGCTATTTGCAAGTATGAAACAGAATCTCGCAAAGTTTGTGGACCATCTTTTTTCAAGTAATCTAAATTTAGATATGACATCTATCCATATGTGCCACGGATTTCCTTTGCTGTCATCGTCTACAGGTAACCACACATACGTGTGTTTTTCATTGAAACTTTCTTTCACAGGAGGCAATTTAAGGTTTACAGTGTCATTCCATTCGGTCCAAAGTTTGTGGCTCTTGTTTGGCTTGTGTCTACTCTTATGGGTTAACTTCCACGCGTGTTCGGTGATCAGTTTGTTCTCCCTGGTCAACAACAAAGGGCAGGTGTGAACTTTACAGTCATGGAACTCCGCCACGAATGTTGGTAAACTTGTAAAGTGTGGATCAATCGATTCATGATAGGGCACGGTGTAATTGTATTCTGGATCAATCATCTCCCATCGGTCTAGGAAGTACTTCAGTGAGGTTATGTTTTTTACTGACATTTAATTAATAATTATGTTATAATACACTGTTATGATATTATTCTCAAATGGATGCAGTTTTTTAACACCTAGACCTAAGGACGGGGTAGATACTTTTACCAGCAAAATTATTGCAGAAAAATACGGAATGGACTTAACCAATATTGCGATGGGAGGTAGGGGGAATACGAGAGTAAGTTTTTCGTCCAAGGTATGGCTTGAGCAGAACAAGGGTAAGGATGTGTTTGCAGTAATAGGATGGTCAAGTGCAGTCAGGAATGATTATATCACAGACGATGGCTGGAAGAAAGGACGGGTACCTGGAACTGATCTTACTTGGCGCACATGGAAAACTTTAGATAATGTAAGTTTTATCAGGGGACACAAAGGATGGGATATTGAAAACAATCTGACTATGACTTTTTTAGAAAACGTATTTGATCTACAAAATTATTTTGAAAGAAATAAAGTACCATATGTGATGTACAACTCACTGCCAAACGACTTTGGAAATGGTACAGCGGATTTCGAGATAATAAGGAATGCAATTAATATGGATAGATTTTTTAGTCCTAAGGTGAGTCATTTAGAATTTGTTACTGATAAAAACTTGATTGCAAGTCATAACGATCCGCACCCGTCAGCAGAAGGACATAAGCAGTGGGCAACTCAACTAATACAATTTATAGATGCTAACAATTTACGCACCATTTAGTAACAAGAGTAGCAAGGCCTGGGAAGTATTCAACGGCGTTGAGAAATCATGGCCTGATCAAATATTAAAATTAGATAATGCAACCGAAATAGATCCTGTCCGTAATAGCATGTTCTGGGGATTCGTTGGCAATAATCGTGAGATGGTAAAAAAATTAGATGCACGTAATCACAACTACTGGTTCACGGATACTCCATATTTTGGACGTTTCGATAACAATAACCTTCAACCTGACAATCATTATTGGCGTATTTGCAGAAATGCAATACATGTGTCCTACTTAAAAAATTGTAAAGCAGATAGATTTGAAAAATTTGGAATGAAAATTAAAGCACCTAACTTTGCAGGCAAATATATTCTAGTTTGCCCTAGCTCTGCGGGTATACACAATTATTTAGACAGACCTAATTGGACAAATGAGACCATTGAACAGATCAAGAGATACACTGACAGACCTATCCGACTTCGACACAAGCCTAGGGGCAGGGGTACATCAGGGCCGAGTGAGGCAAAGGTACCCCTATCCGAGGATCTTAAGGAAGCGTGGTGCGTTGTGACGAGTTGTAGTATTGCGGCGGTAGAAGCAATATGCGAGGGCATACCAGTGTTCTGTGACCACAAAAGTTTTGCTGTTGATGTTGCAAACGTCGAACTTTCAGATATCGAAAACCCTTATTACGGTGGGCCTGAACCTTGGTTGTATAGCCTTGCCTATCAGCAGTTCACTCCCGAAGAGATCGCAAATGGCACAGCAGTGGAGATACTAATGGACAAAGGAATATTGTGAAGATTGAAAAATTAAACGACGGCCTATGGGTACCATCTACAGATGCTCAGATAGAACAATGGCGACTGAAAGGAAATCCATACATGCAAGAAACCTGTCTAAATGCTTTCAAAGAATGGTGCACCATACAAAATAAAAAATTCAATCTTATAGTTGATATTGGAGCATGGTGTGGCACTTGGTCATTAGCGATGCAAAAGTATGCAAAAAACATTTATTGCTATGAACCTAACAAGGTACATTTCGAATGCCTTGCAAGGAATCTAAGTACGAATAGTAATGTGAGGTTGTACAATCAAGCAATAGGCAATGAGGATGGATTTGTAAAGCTGACTGAGGAAACTGCAACTCAAAATACTAGAGTGTTATTAGAAAAAGGAGAAACGAAAATTAATAAGCTAGATTCATTGAATTTACAGGGTGTAGATTTTGTAAAAATAGATGTTGAAGGGCTTGAGATGGAAGTGTTAAAAGGTGCAGAAAAAAGTTTACAAAATGTTGAATACTTGATGATTGAATGTAATGGAAACAGTGAAAAATATGGTAGCACTAAAAGAGATATCAAAGAGCATATTAAATCTTTAGGATTCAAACACTTGATGAAAAAATGGCCAGATATTGTTTATTACAAAGCATGATGTACAAATATTTGCAAAATCTTAAAGTAGAAAATAGCTTTACACCTAATAGAATACTTGACATAGGCGCCAACATAGGATTCTGGACAAAAAATGTGAAATCAATATGGCCAGGTGCCGAATACACATGTATAGAAGCAGGTGCAAAATATCAAAAGCATCTAGAAAATATCGCTGATCATTGCCATATTGCTGTGCTTGGTGATAGTAATAGAGAGATTAAAATGTATCTACGGGAGATTGACAAGGGCAACAAAAAGAAGATCACCTATACCAAAGGATCAACATTGTTTGGTATTTTTAAAGATTACGAGATCAGGCAGATGCAAACTTTGGATGAATTGGTTGGTAAGGATGCACAGTTTGATTTGATCAAACAAGACGTGCAGGGTGCTGAGATAATGATAATGAAAGGGGCGCCTGAAATATTTACACGTGCCAAGTATGTGATTCAAGAAGTAAACAAGGGCAAGGATAAAAAATTTCCTGATATGCCATCTGAAAACGAAATGGACGAATTCATGTTTGAACTAGGGTTCGATCACAACGAAGTAATTGAGCAGAAAATTAATGTAGATCAAATAGATAAAATTTATTTTTAGATTTACGAACTGAAAAGGTTAATTGCTTCTTTTTTCCACTCATCTGAGTACTCACAATTCCTGTATCCATCAAACCATGGCCCGCCTTCTGTGTAGTGCAATATCTTAGGTGATCCGTCCTCTGGTTCCCTGTACCAGCCAACTAACCAGTTATAGTTGTGTGGTAGATCTCCAATTTCTGAATCTTCAAGCCAACCGAATCTATGTAGAAATTTAGGTGTTTGTTCATTAAGGAATTCTGGTGTTAGCATTTTATTTTTTTCGTGTTCGCAATTCCAAAGCACCATACTTGACCAGTTCTTTCTTGGATACACAGTTTGTACTTGTCCATCCATTTTGGTTGTTTCTTTTGGGGTATAATCATGCTGTACGCAGACAACCGCTTTGCTACGATCCATGTACTTTGTAAGCATATGACTAGGGATCCTCCATAGGAAGTCACAGTCACAGAACACCGCCCATCCTTTGAAGTCGTTCAAGTAGGGAACAAAAAATCTTGTGAATGTAAATTCAGTCGATGCAAGTTTGTCTTTCTCACGTGTGTAGATCCCCTGAGCCCTCATGTCGTTTTGTTTAAGGGGAATAACTTCTGCTGAGGGGTCTCTACGTTTGATACTGTGTTCGCATACTTGATATGCTATGTCTTCTCTTGAATCCCAACCTACGTAAATTTTCATTTTCTACCTGATAATAATTTGTGTATGTTCTGCCAATTACTTACACGTATTATATCAGGATTATCAAAGTCTTGATTATATGGATGGTCTATTAATATGGGCTTTAAACCGTATTTAAGCCCGGCTACAGCGTTCTTTGGCTTGTCCTCGACCCAATATAGTCCGGTGTTGTGAAACTCCGCTAATGCTGAATCTTTGTCCGCTCCGGTGTCGAGTATATGGTAATTTTTGAATATATGTTCACCAAACAGTTCACCTAATCTTTTTTTCCTTACGAGTTGTGCCGGTATGTCAGATGTCTGCGAGGTAATTGGAATGAATGTCCATCCTTCGGCGGCTAATAATTTTACCCATGTTTGTGAATCTTCCATTGGACACTGGGTCGCCATCCATGCACTTTTATTAAACTCTCTTATTTCCTCCCTTATCTCAGGAATTGTGAGACCAAATCTTTCGGCCATTTCGTAAGTATTTTCCTTATTGGGTAGTAGTTTGTAAGGATAAACTCTTTCATTATTGTTGTTGTAATATGATCGTTGTAACATCCAGTCTGTGAAATGTTTTTCCCATTCCAGCAATACACCGTCTACGTCTGTAAGTATAATTCTATTTGATGTCGGCATCTTCCATACCTGCTACTCTCAGTTTTACAATGTTTGTTATCTGCCATTGTTTCTGATCTAGTCCTTTGGTGATGCCTAACCATTGATTTCTTATTAATGCAAAGTCATTTATTATCTTGTCCATGTCAACAACATCGTCTTCGCCGTCCACATACTTCTCTGCATCTCTACTCGATAAAGCTCTATTATAGTTTTCAAGATATTTCTTAAAAGTTTTAGATCTTAATCTTCTCAGTTCAATATTTAGATATTCAAGGATTGCTTCTAATTGTTGCAGTTGACTAAATCGTTCTTCGACTATACCAGGTAAGGCGGCACTAGATCTTTCAAGATTGCCATAGATCTTACATTGTTTTCTTGCCTCTAACAATTCTTTATCAAAGTATGCTATGCAGTCTGGTATTTTATCTAAATTTCTGCTGACTTCGTTGTACCAATTAATCATCATAACCGTATCCGTCTGACTCTTCGTCTTCCTCGAACACAGTGTTGATTGCTTCTTCTAACTTAGGATCGTATTCGGCGGACGCTTTTATTTCGTCATGTTCAACACCAATATCTTCTAAACTTTTTATAAAATCAATTGCCGCGTCTAGTTTTGATCTTTCAGGAACATAGTGTACTATTGAGTTCCATAATCTTTCAATGTCTTCGTGTGTGAAATCAATCATTACTCTTTTTCTTCTTGTATTTCTTCTGTTGGTACAGTTTCTTTAAACTCTGCCATAATCATATCTAATTTATCACCTACCCATGCTTTTCTAAATTCTATATGTTCTTTACCTTTAGAATCGATGTATTTTAGTCTATTACCTTGTTGTACTAGTAATCCTTTTTTCTCAAACAAGTCAACTAGTCCACTGTAGGGATCCATTCCTGTGTCATACGGAATTTTGACTTGTACACCTTCAAATGGTTTGGCATATCTAGTCTTCATAACTTTACAAGCGGCCCTGATACCTCTGACATCTGTGACCTTGTTGCCTTTTTCGTCTTCTTTAAGTTTTAATTTCTTCATGGCTACTACAATTGAACTTGCATAGATAAATCCTTGTCCACCTGATATTTTGTCATCTGGATCAAACATATCTTGCGATGCGTATGTGTGGTTGGTTGCTATAAGTCCTACGTTCCAACTTCCAAACATATTAACACAGTTTCTTACAAGCGCCGTCAAAGCCTTAGGTTTTCTACCTAGGTCACCTTTCATATCACCTGCTTCAAACTGATTTACATCTGTTGGAGTAAGCATCATACCCAGACTGTCTATCACAAATAGTACCTTTGGTGCACCTTCTTTGTTGTCTGCGTGTTGCTCTTTGTAACCTTTCATGAATTCTGAAACAGTTTTTGCCACATCATCGACCATTGACATGCTTAATTTTAAAAGTTTATCTTCTGATGTGTCTACTTTCAATGCCTGTAACCACTGTTCATCTAGTGCGTTCTCTGTATCGATCAGTATGACAAATATGCCTTGATCCTGTGCATTTTTAATAATGTTGCCTGATGCTATGTAACTTTTACCTGCTCCTGATTCACCTGCTAATACTGTCACTTTGCCTAGCGGTATGCCCTTGTTAAAGTCACTGGTCATCAAATAATTTAATGCGTAATTTCCAGTCGATATCCAATCAGTAGGATCGCTGAATCCTATACCTAGTCCTTGTATGGACTTTGTGATACTTTTTCTAAACTTTGTAGCGTCAAATA